CGCCGAGGGCTTTGTCTTTTTGTTTTTTTAACCACGCATTATACAATTTCATTTGTTCAGAAATGTATGGTCCTTCTTGACGGTCAGCAAGGTCAGGTTCTTCTATAGCCAACAAATCCAATTGAGCCTGCAACGCATCAGCGCCACCAGTCAATTGCCCTCTTGTGCCCCTATATTTTTTGTCGCTATCTTTAGCCATAATAATCTCCTAGATGTTCCTAATATGAGGCATACTGCTGCAAACTAGCAGCCGTAGCCATAATCTGTTGAGCCTTCTGCAAACGCAACTGAGCAATATAATCCTCAAGTTCCGCCTGCTGGTCAGCCTCCTGCATCGCAATATTATTTAAATCATCCTGAATGTTCTGTGTCTCGGCACCCAAATCCCGTTGAAACTTCTCCGCATAACGACTAAGACCCGAACGGCGAATACCCGACTTGACACTTGGACCACCCAAACCACGCTGACCAAAACTAGAAGCCAACGGCTGATACCCCTCACTATAGACACGGGTAACATCCTCAATACGGCGCTTACCACGCTTCTGTCCCTGAAACGCTGCAGCCTGATTAGCAAGACTGGCACGCTGACGGCGGCGCAAAGCGCCCGCCTCAGCCACCCCATAATCACCATAATAATCTGTCATGCTCATAATGAACTAACCCTGTTTCAATGTTTTTAACTCGTTATTCATTTCATTTATTTGCTTAGTGATATCAGTAAAAATTTGACGCAACACATCCGCATCAACACTAGTAAGAATGTTAATCAGAGGCAGATTCAAATTTTCAGCCATTATCCAAACACCTGCGAACCCAACACAACTTGGTCATCACTACCAGCGGTACTAAGAACAGTACTAGTAATACTTGTTACTGCTGCTGTAGCAATAGAAGCAAAAGTGATTGCCCCAGCGTCAATGTTTGTGCCAGCCGCAATACCCTCAACAAAAGTTTTGACAGCAGTAAAGTTTCCATTAACTTCTGCTGCAACAGCAGTAGTACCATTAACAAAACTATAAGGAATAGAAAGTGTAGCCATTAGCCCTTAACCCTTCGTGATTGAAATTTGTAACCAATACTGTTAATACCCCATCTTTTACCCAGTTCGCCAGAGAACTCCAACTGAACACACCTAGCCAAACCAAGATTAGAACCAGTGACAACAACAGCGCTAGCAGCACCAGCACCCCACAACCCAGTACCCCACAAACCAGAACCCCAAGCCATCGCAGTTGTATCAGGAGTCAAAGTCAAATTAAAAGTCCTACGCTGATTACCTTCAGCCTCATCAAAATTGTGGTACACATCAACCGTAATAGTCGTGCTTGCATTAGGTTCCTTCAAAACGAAATCAGGTCTGCGAAACATTTTCTTTTGAATATAAGAACCAGCATCAAACCATTTAGTGCGATAACGGGTAACAAAACTACTTGTAGTACCATCCAAGTTGTCTTGCTGCTCCTCATAATTATCTACAGAAACAACACGCCCAATATTTGCATGACACATCAAACCAAAAGACACACCACTAGAGTTCTCCCAGTTAATACCACCAACAAGCCCATACGAATCAGATGACTGAAACATTGTGTATGTCCCAGCAGCATTAATAGAAGGGTCATAAACAAAATTGACCGTCACCTTAGTGGCGGCAGAACCAGTCGTAGAATACGGCACACCAAACCACACACGGCTATTAACCCAAGAAACATCAACAGGTTTAGTAGTCACATCCAAATAGTTTAAATCTATAATCGGTTGCAACTGGTTAAAAATGTTTTTTACACTAGAACCATTATAGTAATGAAACCCCTCAGGATACGAAAAAAAATATACACCCACATCAGACTGCGCAAAACTACGAGGAGTGTTAATACCAAGATGGTTAGATAACTCAACAATAGTGAAACTTGCTGAATCATAACCAAACAAAACAAAAATGGCTCTAGGTTTAAAAATTACCAACTGACCAGAAACCACAGCCAAACCAGTAACACCATTCCCGCCACCCTCCACATCAATATAGTCATCAGTCATCCAATCCTCAGGTAAAGAATCGTGCGACCAACGCACACGATTCGGAAATTCAACAGAGTTCTCAATAGTATTAGCAGCAAACATTTTGTTAGCATGGACAGCAAGATGTTTAGCACACGGCATAAAACCAGCAGTTGGGGTAATATACGGTTGAAAAGTAGGACCGCTAGCAGTCAAAGCAGTAGCATAAGTATTAGCAGTCTCCCACTTGTAGCCACCGTTGCCGCTAGTGCCAGTAGAAATATATAAAGTTTTACCCCACTGAGCAAACCCTGCACCCCAACTAGAACCAACAGCAATATCGTTACCAGATGAAAACTGCAAAGTAGAAAAATTGCTACCAGTAGAACGATAAACCTTGGTGCTGTTAGACAACATTATTTGTGGTGTATCACCATCAAACCGAAACAACCGATGAGGATTCCAACTAGCAATAACACTGCTATTAATCGCTGTATAGCCGCCACGAGTAAACACCCCACCTCTAGGGTCCACATCAACATTCAACATCTTAGGAGACTCATTTTCAGCCAACTGAAACTGGTCAGCACGAAGATTCAAACCACCAGTAAAGTCCTGTTGCTCAAAAATGCCGACAGTCATTAGTTACCTAAAGTTCTTCCAAGTTGCTGCATCCAACCCTTAAAGGTTGGTCTGCCACGAGTTTGTCCATGCGCCAATATTAAATGGGCGTGACTAACTGGTTTCATTTCGGCGTTTCGTGCCAACGCAACGCCCTCATCAAAAGCACGCTTATACTCAGCCGACATACCAGTATCCTCAAGACGCTGATAAATACGGCTGCACGCATAATACACCAATGGCAAATGCAAATTCTTAGACGCATCAACATTACCACCAGCAGTAACCCAATCAGTAGGCTCACGATAACCACGACAAGTTAAAGTCCGAACATCGTTCGGTTTCGGATACAAATGAATTTGAGAATCCCAAACAGAATAAAACAAAGGATTACCCGAAATATCGTAAGTACCCACATAGGTTTCCTCAGCCATATCATGACCGACCATATCCAAACGGGTGCCAATAGCGGTGTTGTCCACAATGGAAATAACTTCACGAATAGGGTCAGCCGTAAAATTGGCAACCGTATAAGCACGCTGATTTATGACCGTGTTAAAAGTAAAAGTTTCCTCCAAAAACTTCCAACGCTTCTCAAGGTCCAATATGCGATAATATCCGTCACGAATATACATATTCAACAAACTGTCTGGCAAATCCGCAGTATCCAAATCCGTGATATCACGGACAAACCCACGAAGCGTGGCAGCGGTCTGGGCTACATACCCCATTATGAAACCTTCTTAGTTTTCCCAACCTTACGGTTATGTCCCGCACAAAACTCTGAATCCTTAATAGCAAACCCCTCACAGGTGTCCTCGTTAGCAGCACATTTACCTTCACGACCCAAATAAGGTCCACTAGCAGGCGCTTGCCGAGCGCCATCGGTGTGGGCTAAACGGTATCCAGTAACTTTAGTCCCATAATAAGATTGGAACGGAACTGCTTGAGATTGGGCGTTTGTAGTCATCACAAATGCCGTATCTGTTCCCAAATATAGGTTTTATTCGCCACCCAATATCATATTTAACAGACGCAACTGTTTAGCCGCCTCAGTTGCCGACCTAGCAGTTTTATATGCTGGACCACCAACTTTAGCAAGTTTGCCCGTAGGCAAAAAATTTAATGCACCCCAACCAGCATTACTGGCAACAGTACCAGCAGTCATAGGTTTACCAGTAGCCAAATCATAACCCAAAGAACCCAAACCGCCAGTAGTCCAAGAATCCGCTTCACGAACTAACTTAGGACCAAGTTTACCTACGGCTTTAGTAGCGGCAGCGTTCGCTGCCGAACCATAACTTGCACGACCACTACCCTTAATTTGACCAGTGGACTTACCTAAAAACTCCAACAAATCATCAAGGTCAAAACCGCTTTTAACCTTGCTAACTTTACGACCCTTAGGCTGCTTAGCCATAATGGATTATTTCTTTTTGTTGTTTTTGTTGCGCATCTCAGCACGCTTTTGCTGACGCTTCGCAATGTTCTCAGGCGAGTTCTTGCCGCCCTTAGCCTTGTATGCTTCTTTGCGTGCTGCACGCTGAGCAGCCTCGCCAACCAACTTGTTTTCAGGTTTTTTAGCATCACTCTGAACTTTTTTGGGCATATTCTTTTTCAAACCTTTATCGGCACCTTTAGCGTCACGAATCTGTTTTTTTGTAACAGGATTACCCCGTTTTTCTCGGATAGCCAACAAATTAGAATCTTTTTTTGCAAGACGCTCATTTACTTCTATCGCTTTAAGTTTGCGGTCATATTCACGCATCAATTGTTGTGTGCCTTTTTGGCGTTGCTCAGGGGACAACGATGGACCTCGTGCGGCACGCTTAGCGGCACGCTGAGCAGCCGTAGGTCGTGGCGGCTTATTAACCAACCTAGGGGCACCATCTTTCATGGCTTTGTTTACAACCTTTTTTAATAGGTCTTTTAGAAAATCGCCTTTATCTTTAGCCATTACTTTTTGCCATAATAATTCTTAGCCATCTTCTCTGTCTTAGCCATAGCACGGCGCTTCGTCATGCTACGAGCAACCTGTTGTTCAACCTTAGGGGACATAGCCTTCTTTGAAGCCGCTTTAGCAAGCGGTCCCACAATGTCATCTATAATGCCTTTAGGACGGGCAATGCCATCAAATGCTTTACGAGGTTTACCAGACACGATTATGGTTTTCTTTTTGGCTTCTTTGGCATTGGTTTTGGCATAGGACGAATACCACGCTTTGGTGGCATTGGCATTAATTCTTTCGGCATACGCTGCCTAGGGGCAACACGCTTCGGTTCACGCTCATTTGGGCGAGTATCAACACCAGCCTTAGGACCTTTGCGTACTGCATACGCATACCCTGTTTTCACCATTTTCTTTTTTGGTTTATCAAACGGATTTGGAATCTTAGGCATTAGTACCCCTTCTTAACAGACTTACCTTTGGACTTGCTGCCCTTACCCTTAGGGTAGTCAGATGTTTTGGTGCCAGCCTTCGGCTTGGCATCAGCATGCGAGGACAAAATACGGTACTTAACTGGCATAATCAACTCCTAAAAATGAATGTGTTGGGTGGGGGCTTTTATCCCCCACCCAAACCATTATGGATTATTTAACTGCGCCGCCAGAACCTTTGCGGTACAACTGTGCTGTTGATGTTGAAGTTACAACAGCAAGGAATGTTGCTGAAGTACCATCAAATACTGTCATCAGTCCACCACCAGTGATTGTCCAACCAGTTGCGGTTGTAACAACAATCTCAAAAGAACTTGCAAGGTTCACGATTGTGAACTCAAACGAAGTTCCAACTGCTTCATCTGTCAAAGCAGCGAGCACAAGTGCGGCTGTTGGCAGGGTGAAGGTTGTGTCTTGTGTTGGTGTCGCAACAAACAACTTACTAGTAAGTAGTTGTGCTGCTGTTGGTGTTGCTGCATCGGTGATGGCTACTGCTGTAACCTTTTCGTCTGCTGCAATATAGTTTTCAATACGCTTGCGTGTTACCGCACCGTCTGTGTCGTTACCTTTTAATGGCATTGTATTTTCTCCTAGTTTTGTTGTTGTTAATTAAGCGGTCTTAGCGGTAAGTTTGCCTTGCTTCTTACGGTTACGGACCGTGAGGTTACCGTAGCACATAATCAAAGCGTAGCGTGCATCCAAATCTTCTGGACGAACAAACTCTGTCTGTT